CATTCTTTAAGTAATGTTCTATATAACCAACATCCTGCTTTTGAATGCAATGATTCATCTCTCACACTCCATTCAACAATTTGACCTGTACCTTTCATTAAGTTTCTTAATTGGAAACTCATTAATACAGCAAATGAGCTAAATAAATTTACACCTTCAGTAAATGCTGAGAATATAGCTAATGATAGTGCTCTTTCTTCTAGTGTCTCACCTGGTACTTCAATTAAACGATCAATTTTAGCTTTTGATACTTCATCTTCTAAAAATGCTTTAAAATTATCTAAACCTAATTCCTCATTTAGTCGAGCATATGCTTCAGCATGTATTGACTCAAAATCAGCAAACACACGAGCCATTGCTTGAATTTCAGGTTTTGGAAACCATATTGATACTTTTGTTGACCAGTAGTCATTAACATGTACTTCTGTTTGAGCAAATGATTTTAAAATATTACCTATTAGGTTTTTTTCGGATTCATTTAATTTTAATTTCCAATCATTTAAATCGGATGCTAAAGGTACCTCATCAGCTAACCAATGGGCCCTATGTTGATTTTTATAGAAATCGAATGCGTCTTGGTATTCAAATGGTTTATAATATACACGGGGTTCAATTAAAGACATATTTTATTTTAAATTTATTAATTATTTTTTATATTTCCAAAATATACATAAAAATGAGAAGTACGTGGTTCTGTTATCATATCTTATTTACTTAATTCAAAAAATTGTTTTGCTAAATATTCTCTATCTAAATTATCAAAATCAGTCCCACTTATTTTTTTAGTACTCTTCATTTCAATTTCTTCTTCCTCTTCAGTTAACTCATTTAATATCTCAATATGTCCTGTAGATGTATCTACTTTAGCATTAAAGGTCATACCATCCATTCCATATCTATTTTTCATAATATGGAACCTACCTGTTCCGTTTACTTTATCTTTCTTTTGCCTTGATAAGGATATTGCGAAATCCGCGATCATCATTTTATCATAAGACCCTGCGGCCTTATCACCTTCAATAATACTATCTTTAGCACCTGCTCTATTCACCTGTGAGACACTCCAAATAGGTAATTTAAGTTCACGAGCTAAACCTTTAGTACTAGTATAAATATCATCTATTTCTTCCTTCCTTTCCTTATTTTTACGTTTTGATGAAAGAAGATCTACATAATCAATAATAATTAGATCTGGTTTAAAATCTAAATCTATACATTTTTTAATATGAGATTCTACAGTACCTATCGATGCTCTACCCATTGGGTATTCTTTGATAATCAAATTACCAGGAAGCATTGATGTTACTTCTTCTACTTTATCTTTATGTTTAATAATTTTATTTACAGGAATTTGAGTAAAAAATGCATCATATCGTCTTCCTACATAACTTTCACCTAATTCTAATGTATAATGTATAACATTGAATCCAGCTTGTACAGCATAAGCTCCTAATGCTACTAAACTCCAACTTTTACCACCACCTGGATTACCAAACATTAATCCGAAATCCCCCTCACCTAATCCACCTTGTAATAAAGCATTTATCTCATTCCATGGTGTAGGTATAGGTATTCGTTCTTCTTCACGATATCTTGACTCAGTATCTTTATTATATTCATGGCCAATATTTTTATCTTGACCTGAGCGTAAAGCGCCGTCAACTAACGATCTAATAGAATCATAATCACCTGCTTTTAATAGATCAACCGAACTTAAAAGCGCTTTTTTCAACTGTTGATTTTTACAAAAATTAGTAAATTCTTCTTTTACATAAGTTAAATCACTTTCATCAGATGAACGATATGCTTCCTTTAATTGTTCTTTAATAGATACTTGAAGTACGTCATTTTCAAGATGTTTCATTTCTACTTTAAGAACATCCATTGTGGGATTTGTATGATATTTATGATAATATTTTAGTACTTCGTTAACAACCCATTTATGAGCACTGTTACTAAAATATTCTTCTGTTAAAACATCATTTACATTTTGTAAGAAAGGTTTGTCTGTTAATAAAGCGGAGATAACTTTTGTTTGGAATCCAATTCCATAATTTTCTAAACTACTTAATGTCATAACTTTTATTGTTTTGCTTTATTATATCTATCTATAATACTCCAATTATCACGCAACCAAAATTCTATATTTTTTAGAATATTACCTAATCCGTCTTGATTATATAATTTAATAAATGTAGATATATCTAATTTAAATGCTGAACTTTTTACAGATTCTAATATAAGTTCTTTTTCTTGGGAATCCAAAATCGGATTTCCTAAATCCATAACTTTTTTACTATCTTTTAATTTTTCATAATCCATTATTATTCTACAATATACATCATGTTTTTCGTAATTATTTTTAGCAATATCAAAAACATCATCTAATGTACATAATTTATCTTCAAATAACTGAGGGAACATTTTAGGTAATTTTTTAGGTCCTAATCCTTTTATTCCAGCTATTTTATCAGAACCATCTCCCATTAATATTTTATATGTTAAAAAATTATGAGGATGAATTCCATATTTTTCTTTTACTTTCTTAGGTGTATAAAATTCCTTTTCCATAGCAGCATATACTGTAATATGATCATCTACTAGTTGTAAAAAATCTTTATCTGAGGATACTATATATGCTTTAGTTTTTTCATTTTTAGTCATTTCTATACTTAGAAAAGCGATAATATCATCTGCCTCAACTTTATCCATAGATAAAATTTTAATAGGTAAACATTGTAAATATTGAATTAGTCTTCCTATTTGATCTGCTTTAGATTCATTTTCATCATCTAAATGATCAAATATATTAGCATTTATTCTATTTACATTTCTACCTGATTTATATTCGGGGATTAGGCTCTTCCTATTTAAGGAAGAACCTATTCCATCGAATACAATATACACGGCAGTAGGTTGAATCTGTTTTAATAAAGAACCTAACGAACGTAAAAACCCACCTAAACCTCCAATATGTGTTCCTTGAGGATTTATATAATTTAACACAGCAAAATTCCTTAAAAATAAATTCAAACCATCTATAATCAGAATTCTATTTTCATCCTTAAGGATTGTTTTTTCATCCTCTTGAATATTATCAAGAAGTTTAAGTAAGTCTTTACGATCCATTTTAGTCTTGAATTTCGTTTTCGAAATCTACTAATTCAGAGATATCTTTTTTCTCATCCCAGTCTGAATTGTCTTCAGCTATTTTTGCTTCACCTTTACCTAAAATATCTAACCATTCATGTGAATGATCTTTTTTATATTTAGTAATAGCGTTTGGAGAGTCTTCAATAAATCCATGAACTGTACTTACAATAGTTCCTTTAGTAGTAATTCCATTAACGTGATTTTTATCACATGAAATTTTAGTACGTAATGCAAATTCTACTTCTTTCTTATCCTTAACAGCTTTAATTTTACTTGTACCACTATTAGTTACATTACCAAAAGTAAGTACTAATGAAGCATCATAGAAAAATGTATCACCACCTTTATTAGTCATTCTAGGTCTAGCCATAGGACCTTCAGCTGGTGCTACTCCTGTTTTGTTAATAATTAAGAAAGTATTAGTGTATTGTTGTTCTTCTTTTCTTGATAATACAATTTTTTGATTAATAAAATTACCAAATTGAGTTGCAATAGCACCGGCATTCCACATCGGGTTATTTTTACCTTGTTCAATACTCATTTGACATGGAATAGAACCTACTGAGTCCCATACAAATAATAAATCATAAGGTAGATTTCCTTTACTTTGTTCATCAATTAGATCAGCCATAAACACAGCTATTTCTTCAATTGAATTTAAAGTACTTCTATCTCGATAAATAAAGAAACCATCATAATTAACAACGTTTCCTTCTTCATCTGTTACTTCATCCATTTGGAAACCCATTTTCTTAAAATGTTCCCAATCATGTTTCATTTCAGTAATCATTAAAATAGGCAATACACCCATTTTTTGAGCATTAACTATAGCTTCAATAGAAGTAGTAGATTTACCTGTGTTACTTTTACCACGAACCATAGTTATATGACCCATTGGAACACCAGGTAACGAAAGCGCTTTTTGAAGCGCTTCCGAAAATGGTATCCATTTCTGATCTTTAAATTTTACCTTGTTATTTAAGGATTTTTTCTCCTTAAATTTATCAAGATCAAAATTAGATTTTAATTGAGCACTAACTGCTTCAGTTAGTGAAGTTGATTTTTTTGCCATAACTTTTTATTTTAGTCTTCTTCAAATAGTTCATCAAACTTATCTGCTTTAGACTTTTTAGTTTTTAACTCGTAATTATTTTTAACTGGTGTTGATTTAACTGGAGCTTCCTCATCATCATCTTCCTCTTCCCAAGGTAAATCATTTTTTACTTTAGCTGGTGTTTCAATTACTTCGTCTTCATCTTCGTCATCACTATCTTCAGTAGCGTCTTCTGGATTCAACCAATTTTGAAGAATTTCTTTTAACTTGTCAAATTCAGTTTTGCGTTGAAGTTCTAAAATATCAGGTTGATTTTCTAACCAAGATTCAATATCTGATTTATCTGTTCCTAATGGAGATGTTTTAGGTTTAATACGAATTGATGTTTTTAAACCTTGACGGCCACCAATATCACCCATAACTGCTTCTAAAGTGAAATCACGACCTTCATTAATGTCTGTGTAATCACCATAATCCTCATCATCTGCGATTCCTAAAAGTTGCATGTAAATTTCTTTACCAAACTCCCACATACGAACACCTTTGTCTTCTTCTCCACGTACAATTACAGGAGCAAACACACGCATTTTTGGCTCTAACTTTTTAGCTAGTTTCCAATTTTCTTTGTCATTAGTTTGCTTAAGCTGTTTAGCGAATTCTACGATTGGATCTTTTTCACCCCAATTAGTTAAAGCGTAGATAGGAAATTTTGAAAAACCGTAGTGTACGAATACTTCACGAAACGGATTGTTTTTGTCCAATTTAGATGGAACAATTCTAATTTGATACTTGCCTTCTGATTTTGGCTTCCAAAGGTACTTACTATAGTCGACCTTTTCTTTTTTCTGCCCTTGTGTTTGTAAGGCATTCAATTTGTTTTTGATTGATTTTAAATCCATATTTATAAGTTTTAAATTACTATATTAAATATACTACTTTCTTTTTTGGAGGCCAAACAGAGACTTAAAGCTCTTTCAATGCCTATTTATTAGTAGTTTGATAATAGTGTGACTGTCTTATCTGTTATAAATATTATAACTCTACAATTTTAAATATTTTTGTATTAAGTTGTTTTACCTCTCCATGTTGAGTAAGTAAAATACAATTACGATAGTGTTGCCAATTAATTTTAAAATTTGGATCAACCGCTCCACCATTTAATTTTTTAATTAAATCATTAAGAGCATTTATTGTATAAAGTGTATTTGATTCTTTTTTGCGATGAACTAAAATAGTATTTGCAGGAATAGAACCTATGTTATACTGGTCTATGTTATATGTTATAACATATTCGTTTGTACTTTTAATAAATAGTACAAACATTTTTTTATACATAATATCATAACTTATAGATAAATTATTTATTAAATCATCTATAGTTTCTTGCTGTGTAAATGTAGCAAATAATCGATTATTCATAAAATCGCCATCAGTTATAAAATCATACTGATTATAAATATCTACTGATGGTTCAAACGCGATTTTTTCCATAACTATACCATTTTATCATAATTTACACCTTTGGTTATTTTTATTTTTAAATTATATTTTTTAAAAACTTCTTCTATTTGATCTAGAACATTGTCTTCATCATAATAATCTAGTAAAATAGAATCATAAGTATATAATACTATTTTTGTTATTTTATTCTTTAATAATTTTATAATATCCCACACTATACAAACATTAGTTGAGGTCTCCAAATTTTGGAGTGTATAATTAAATAATTTTTGTGGGTTGATATCTTTTATATCTGTTGATAGTTTATGACCAGAAATAGGACAAACAATAAATCCATTAGTTGTATATTCTAACCATAATTTATTTACGTGTTCCTCAATTAATTGAAAATACTCTATATATTTATATTCATTATAGATACCACCATATAACTGTCTAAACATTAATATTTTAGCTTCATTTACTTCAATTCCTGCTTCTCGAGCAAAATATTCATATGGTGTTTCATCTCTAAAATCATAACCAATTAATTGAGCAACTAATGTTGGATGATAAGCGTTTATATCTATTTCAACAAATCTATTATTTTTAGGTATAAATGATTTTCTACATCCATTTTCCTTAGCTAAGGCAGCAAAATTGATACCATTAAAACTATTGGAAGGCCTTCCGGTTGTAGTATATAAGTTATATTGGGTATAAATTGTATCGTTTTGTATACTAAAGTGTTCATGGTTTAATTCAAAATATTTGTCAAATTGTTTTTTATTTAATTTAATACCGTTTCTTTCAATTGCAAAGAAAACACTAGTTATTTTATTGTTAAATTTAGCGTTATCTGTTTTAAAATAATCTTTTACTTTATTAAAAATTAACTCACATTTTTCATAATGTTTAGTCAATGGAATAATTGTATTTATATTATCTCTATGACCATGGTTTTGATAAAATGTTTCATGAGTTGGTGTTGTAGGTTCTATATATTCTGGGGAATGGAATGAAATATCTATTGTATTTTTCAACGGAAAAAAATATATAAATGACTTTCTATCACGAACATATATCTCCTTAAATGATGCGAGTAAATTTGTTATAGGCGTTTTATTTAATTTTAATGCTTCAGAATGATTAAGACATAATATATATCCTTTATCATTATTTAATGGTTTAATATAAAGTAATGATAAGTTATTTAAAGCAGGATGTATGTTGTCATTGAATAGTATAGGCTCTGCGAATACTTTCTCGTAACCTATTTCAAAAAATTCATTTAATTGTTCAGATGTTTCTACTATATAGAACATAACCTTTATTTTATGAGAGAGAATATACTGAAGAAATCTTGGGATCCCAAATTTTTAGTTAAAAAGAGCACCCCAAGGAGCGAAGTTGAGGTGCTCATAGCCGAAGCTATATACGGTCCTAAGACGTATTATTTATAATATTTTGTATAATCCTTTTTTAAATATAAATCAAATTGAGGAAGCTTTTTCTGTTTCATAGCTAATTCCACTATATTATTATTTACTGTGTAAACGTGTTCTTTATTACCTGTTAATAACCATGAAATATTAAAGGGTGTGTAATATTGATAAGCTATAGAAGAATCATTTTTAATTAATTTATCATAAGTGTCTTTACTTATTTCTAAATAAGAAATTTCATTTGATTTTTTACAAAAATATCTTCTCATTTCTCCTATTTGGTAATCTTGTTGAGTTGGTAGAGTTGGTGAAGTGTATGGTATTAATATATTTTCATCTTTAAATAAAGGATAATCTATTGAATCTTGGGATGTGTTAATATATTGTAAATTAGGATTATTATTTTGAGTATCATTTAATAATGAAGAAGGTATTAATCTAACACTAGGAATATCTTGAGGTGTTTTACCTGAAAAATATGAACCATTAGATGTTTTATAGTAATATCCAACATATAGACTTCCATCAGATTGTAAATATAGTTCATCTCCTTTATTTCCGTTAGTATATAAATTAGTTGTTATTTGAGATTTAGGGTAATACATATTATGAACCAGATTTATATATTTTATCAAATTGATTTTTAGCAGTTTTACCTATCGCTACTTTACCTGGATATTTAGCATCAAATGCAGCTTTATCTCTTCCTTCTAAATTAGAATAAACCCATTTATTTAAATATATTCTAGCCCAGGCTTCAGGTGATGAGGCTGTAAATCCTTTAGATTTAACTCTATTTAACATAAAATCTAAAAATTTATTATTATTTTCAAACATAGCAAAAGCTCTATATCTTCCGCTACCATCTTTAATACAATACTGACCTATTATGCCAGGAGCACCCCATCTTCCACTATCAGTCTGAACACCAGTATAATTATAAGCACCTGGTGATCTAAAACTATTATTACTTTTACTAGCTTCTGCCCATAATATATAAAATACAGATCTTATAATATCTTCACTATATGAAGTTCCAGACATATATTTTATTGCGTCAGAATAAGATAAGAAAGTAGCCGCTGGTTTAGGTGACCATTTAAGTTCTGGGTAACTAGTTTTACATGATGCTCCTGTAGGATCTCCACCACCGCTACTTTCACTTGGTTTTTTCTCAGGTGTTATTGATTCTCTTTTAGGAGTAGTATAAGCTGAGTCACCTTGAGCGATACAATATGATTCTAGGTTAGTAGTCCACTTATTATCTTTTATTTCATGAGCAATATTTTTAATAAGAAAATCAACTGTTTCAGGATAATTTGAAGGTAAATAAGATCCGTCAACTAAAAATTTAGATCCTATTTTTATGCCTGATAATCCATCTATTGTTAATGATAAATTAAAAGGTATAAAACCTGTTCCAGGTTGAAATTTAGTTGTATTTTTAAAAGAATTAGTAGCTTCATCATAACTATCATAGTCATTTACTGCTTTTTGAACTTTTTTATAAAGATTTAAATAAATAGTAAATGCTCCTTTATTATCTTGAATCTCAGAAAGTATGTAAGTTCCATAAAATAAATGTCTTAAATAAGATACTAATGTGTTATTTATATAATCATAATACTCAGATATAGCTTTATCTCTATCTTCTTTTAATTTTTGTTTTTTATCAGCATTTGATGAATTTAAAAGAGCTCCACCTCCATTTATTTCAGTTTTATATTTATCTGTTAAACCTAAGTTTAATTTAGATAAAGCTGTATTATTTTCTCCGACCACATTTCCTTGACTAGTAGCAGCTACACTAATCATAGTAGAAAATTCAGGTGTTAATTCAGTATTAAATTTAAAATCTTGTACTATAGTAGTTTTTTCATAATTAACATTTTCTCTTTTTACATATCCATATAATTCAAATAAAGCATAATTTGTAGGGATTTCAGAAAGACCAGAACTTTTATAAGTTGGATTTATATAATCTATAGCTTTTTTATTAGAAGGTAAAGGATTTTGATCTATTATTTTAACTTCATTAGTTGTTTCATCTATAAATAATTCTAATTTACTATATCCACCAAAAGATCCATTTACTCCTGAGAGTATACTTTTTAAAAAATCTATTAATTTTAATTCATTTGTATCTTTATTTGTAGATTCTTGTAATTTTGTTAATATAAATCTGAAGTTAATGTATATGTCCATTACTTTACCTACCTCATCTAATGAACCAACCATGAACTCCTCAGCAAAATCAGAAACAGTTTCAGAAGTTGAGTCTATATATCCACTGTAATGAAAATATTCTGCTTCAGCTATTTTATCTGGATTACCTGGACTACCAGGGAATGCTACTTTTCTTCTTACCATACAAACTGATGGATCATAGCTCATCATTTGTGGGGGAGCATGCATAAAATTATCAAAATTATAATCAAATAATAAAAGAGGTTGTTCTGCTCCTTTTTGATTTTTAACTTTATACATAACACCTTCTTGTATAAATTTAAGAAGATTACCTAATCTTATAAAATAATTAGTTTCAGCTGTACCTGCATTTGTAGTCACAGTTTCAGTATATATTTCTCCAGTTTCAGTATTACCTTTTGTTACAGTTTCAGTTTCAACACCACTAACTGATACAACAAAACATACATCTTTTTTACGGAAAGGACTAGCTTTAGCTTTATCAAAATCTCCAGTAGTTGGTGTCCAATAATTATTTGGGTCTGTTTTAAAAGAATAATTATATAAATAATTTATATTACCAGCATGTCCTTGATGATCTGTTTGGAATACTAAAGAAGCTTTATACAAATAGTTTGCTATATCATTTGTAGAAGCATATTCAGCTAAAACTTTATATATATCTTTTGTTTCTAAAGTAACAGGATTATCCTCAGTTTCAGTATCTGAAGATGTTGTAGATGTATCTGAGGGGGCTAAAGCATTTCCTTTTACTTTAAAAGATTCAAGAACATCTCCACCACTAATTAAATCTAAAACTATATCATAACTTCCATCCTGATTAAAAGACCAATGGAAATTAGTAACTTTACCAAACATAGCATCATAATTTCCAAATGATTTTAACTGCTGTGCTTTAATTTTTTTAAGAAAGTCAGTATAACTTAAATTAGCATTTAAAAATTCATTAGCTAAACTATTATTTACATTTTGTTGAAGAGTAGCATTTCTATTTTCTAAATAAATAGAATTTCCCCATTCTAAAAGAACAGAAAAACCTAAACGTAAATATAAAATATCAATGATTTCAAAGGTGGCTTTATCCCAAGCTTTAATATTAACAGTAGCTGCTCTAATAGAACCTCTATTTTTATGTTTAATTGTGGCTGATGTTATGCCGGCCATAGGTCTAAAACCAAAATCTGCGTTTTTTATTCCCCAACTATTATAAGCACCAAATCCTTTAGTTTCTCCATAACCTAAACCAAATTTTTCATCTAAGGAAGATGATGGCATTGTTCCATTAAATAATATAAAATCTCTAGCAATTTGATCTCCATTTTTAAAACCTAAATCTCTTATGATAGAATTATTTAATAAACCAATATTATTTATATCAACAGAAGATACTAATTTACACCATGCTGTTTTAGCATTAGTGTAAACATAACTGCCTTCAAATCTATCAAAATTATTTTCTCCATAACCATAACCATAAACTTTTTGTCTAATTTCAATTTGGTCTATTATTTCTTTAGGAAATCCTTCACCGAATATATTCATTTTATAAATTATTTATTGCTTTAAAACTATTTAATACCCCAGGATAATCTGATGGGATTCTAATTTGGTTGCCTTCAGGTATAATTAATGAGTCTTGAGGTAGATCAGAAGGTAAAGAAGTACCTGCTATAGCTGTATTAGCTATAGATATAATCCACCATAAAGAACTATCTTTATAATATTGAGATGCTAAAATATCAAATCTGTCACCTTGAACCGCGTAAACATATATATCATTGTTTGATAACGGTACCTCAGGATAACGAGTGGTTTGATAACAAGTTTTGTTATCAATTTTTATAATAGGTATATCTTGATATCGATTCATTATTTTCAAATATTATCTATTTGTATCACTAGCAAAAGTACCAGGTAATGGTTCTATTCCTAATTGTTCTTCTAATGTTAGAGGAGACTCTACATCATTACTTGGTGATGGAGAATCATTAATTAATCCATTAAAATTAGATAAAGCTTTATCTTGTGCTATATCTAATTCAGAATTATATGATACATTAGCTAAACCATCTTTATCTGCTCCTTTTAAAGCTATAAATCTTTCATCACCATAGTTACTAACAAATCCTATATCTTCACCATCAGTTCCTCCAAATTTATTTTGTTGTTTTCTTGGTACAAATTCATGAATTGGTATAAAGTTAAAACTATTTACTCTAATTATGTGAGGTAATTGTTTCACAGAAGAATCAGGATCTCCATTATCATCTATTCCAATTTCCCAAGATGAATTATCATCATTCATTTCATAACTAATATCAGTTATAATTCCAGGTTGTTCATATAAATATCCTCCTATTGTTAATTTAATTATATTACCTCTCATATACCCAAAATCACTATAATCTGGGGCGCAAAGAGAAGCTAAATAATTTAATTTTTTATACATTGGGATAAGTTCTGCTTTTGATTGAGCTGCTACAGTCCAAGATAATGAAATTTTTCTATCAAATCCATTATAAGTGTAAAAATTTTCACCTCTTCCTATATATTTTACAGCATTCCAAGATGCATTATAAGAATCACTTATAGTGTTTAAAAATGCTCTAAAATGAATATAATCTATTTTGGCTAAATTAGTATCACTTACATCATTATTTATAACTCCTATTCTAAAATTAACCAAATCAGAGTAAGTATTTGGATTTATTATATTAGGATTACTACTTTCATTTGTACTTCTATATATAGGTAAAGCATTTATTTTATCATACGAATTAGGAGATGCTGCTCCAAATGATTTATTAATATCATCAGAATATCCTGTAGTATAACTAACAGGTTTTTTTCCAAAAAGGTTTAAATTACCTGGATCACCTAAATTTGTTCTTGTTTCTAATGTTTTGTTTTGACCTGGATCATATGAAGGTGCATTAGATATTTTATTTTTTAAACTTTTTCTAAAATCAACTACATTAATATAATTAATAGTTTTTCCAAAGTTAGTAATATTAGATATATATTCTAATTCTTTATAATCTAAAGTATTGTCTGTTGTAGCTTGACTAATTTTTAAAGGAGCACCAATATTATCTGTAGCAAAACTAATATTTGTTTTTCCAATACCTAAAAAAGAATTTGGACCTCCACCATAAGATAAAATATTTACATCCTCTGAACCATCACTAATTTTATCATTAGTTAATTGAATTAATCTATTAGTAGCCTCAGGTCTGATTTTATCTTTTATTACATCTGAGTATGTTGTAAGACCTAAAAATCCTCCAAATGGGTTTAGACCTTGTTTATTAACATGTATCCCAAAAGGATTTGTGATAGATTGAATTAAAGTACTAATTGGAGTATATATTCCCTCATTTAATAAAGTAGGACTAGCTTGTGTTTTAACAGCTAATCTAGAAAGTAAATTTTGTTTAGTTGTAAATAAAATACCCTCAGTACTAGCAAAATATTTTGTTAAACGAATAGCATCATTAGCTATGATATTAGGTAGTAAAAGTCCACCACGAATTAAAAAATCAGGACCTCCAGTCCCGGCTGTTGGTATTCTTAATCCAACATTAAAATCTTGAGTACTTATGGCTCCAGCAAGACCTATTCCTGTTCCAGCTATAGCTCCAGCTATTGTACCTGCGGGTCCTATTATACTACCTATAACTGCTCCCGCGCCAGCTGATAGAGCTATAGAACCTAATCCTTGGGCAACATTATTGCCTGTTAAAGAAAGTGAAGTTTGTAATGGTTCATCTGTGGCAGGTATACGAGTTTGAATAAACGGTTGTTTACTACTTCCTCCACCAGATTCATCATTTCCAAACTTTAGATCTTTTAGATTAGTTCTAAGGTTTATAAGACCCATAATTATCCAGGTAAGTTATTCAAATACTGACCTTGTGAAAAAGAATTATTAATAGAAGGTACATTAGGATCACTTAATGGACCAACTGGGGTTTGTCCATTTATATCTAATAAAGAAGGTTGAGGTAAAAAGTTTCCAACACCATCATTATATTGCTGGTAGGCACTATTTACGTCTTGAAAATCAGACCCATCTAAAGAATATCCCGCTGTATTCCCATCAGCGTGTAATTTTGATTGTTGAGTTGCGCCTGGGTTAGATACAGGAGTAGATCCATTTCCATAAGAAAGTGGAGTACCTTGATTAAGAAGCATGTCTTTAAGTCCCATTGTATGTTATTTTTTAGTTTATTATAAATATGATTATTTTTAAATTATTGTACTGAGTATGTACCCATATTAATTGCTGTACCTAAAACAGTACTATCCATAACTATAGAAGCTGCTTGTCTAGCCATACTATTAGCAGCCATTTGTTTATCTATATTTAGTGTATCTCTTAATATTGTTTTGATTTCTCTCATTTCTCTAGCTAATTCACTATTATCTGTAGTGTTAGTATTATTTGAAATTTTATTAGTAGTAAATATTACATTATCATCAGGACTACCTTGAGCAATTGGTTGAATTTGACCTTTATTGTATTTACCTACTATTAAACCATTACTACTGATTTCTCCATCTTTTACAGCCGCAGCGGCTTCTACCTCACTTTTAGCTGAGTCAAAGGCTCCCATTATTGTAGCTAATCCAGCTACTATAGCTATAGCTGCTACACCAAAAGAAACAGCTGAGGCTGCTGTGGCTGCTCCTGCTCCCATAATTCCTGCTTGTACAGCAGCTGCTGCTAATTGAGTTATTAAACTAGTTAATTTTAATCCGGCTAATCCAGCTACTATTAATTTAATACCATCAAATATATTTAATAATTTAGTACTATCTGCTGCTACATTAGCTATAATATCAACTAATTTCATAGCAGGACCTTCTACTATAGATGCTAATACAGCTTGTAATTTTTCTACAGCAGCGTTAAATTTTTCTTGAGCAGCTATTTCTTCTAAAGCAGCTAAGGCTTCTTCTTCATTTCCAATAGAATTCATTAAGCGATTAGCCTCTTCAACCATTCCTTTCTTTCTTAATTCTTCCGCTTGAGCTTGAATCTGTTTTTTAGTTTCAGAACCTAGTCTATTTAGATTTTCTTGTTGTATTAAAGAATTAGCTAATTCATCAGCAGTCATACCAACAGCTTTAGCTAATGCTTCTTGTTGTATAACATTCATTGATGAGAATTCTGCTACACCACCCACCTGGCTTAACATTTCTTGCATCGAACCAGCAACGTCTCCATTTAAAGCTAATAAACGAGCTCGTTCTAGATTTAATTGTTTACCAGTTAATAATTCAGCAGCAATTTGATTTTCTATTGATTCTTCAAAATTTAATAAATTTTTAGCTGATCGGGAAGCTTGGTCTAAACTTATACCTAACTTTTGTGTTTGTACAACCGCTTTAGCTATTAATTCTGGATTATTTTGGTATTGTAATCTTAATTGTCCTGATACTTTAGCTACTTCTCCTAATATTTTTTTATTGTCTAATTGAATCCCGGTTTGTTTAGCTAAAGAAGCTGTTTGCTTAATTATAGAAGAATTTACTTCTTTAGCTGTTTTACCATTAGCCATAGCTAATTGTTGTAAACCCGCTGCTTCATCAGCACTTAATCCAATTTGTTTAGTTAGATAAACTTGATCTCTAACTTGTCTTTCAGTAAATCCTTGAGTAGCACCAAAAGCATCAGCTAATTCTAATTGAGCTTTTACTAAATTTTCAGTTGTTTCAAAAACATTTTCACCTGAATTTTGGATTTCTACAAATCTATCTCTTACAGCAGTAGCCTGGTCTTTTGAGATGGCCATAGATTTAGCTAGATTTGTAACTTGTGTATCTGCTTTAAAACCTATTTCTACTAATTTTTGAAATCCTTTAACAGCTAAGCCTATAAGAGTTACAGGATCTGTTAAATTAGATGCTAAACTTTTAAACATAGAACCTAGGGCCGCACCCATAGTTCCTAATCGTCCTGCTCCATCTTTAGCTGCTTTTTCAGCTGCTTCTAGAGCTTCTTTAGTATCAATAAGTTCTCCTAAAATAGGGATTTTAGATATTCCTTTTAAAGCAGCACCAGTAAGACCTAATGCTTTTTCAATACGTTTAGCTTCTTTTTCAGCTATATCTAATTTATTATTAAGTTCACCTAAAGTAATATCTTCATTTTCAAGAAGTTGTCTTATATTTTTTCTAGCTATAATTATTTTAGCTAATTTTTCTTGTTCAACTTGAAGTTGTTTAGGTGTAAGATTACCATATCGAATTTTTTGACTTAATTCTATAGCTTCTTCTTTTAAAGTATTTTTAGCTATTTTTAATCTATCTGTTTCAATTTTAACTTTATCTTTAAGTTCAGATATTTCTTTAGAAGATAGATTATTATAACCTTTTTGATAACTAGAAATTTTCTCAGTTATACTACTAAGAGCTCTAAGACCTTTAGTAGATTCATTAACTCCAACACTTGTTTTTTTAATTTCTCCTACTAATTTTTGAAAATTAGAAACTAAATAATCTGTTTCTTCTCCTAAACCAGCAGCTTGTTTAGTTAATCTTTCGAAAATAAATTCAATATTACCTGATTGTCTTTCTAAATCTTGTAAATTGATAGTATTAATATTAGCTCCTAACAAACGAGATAATCGTTCAATTTCTTGAAGTTTCTGTTGTAATTTAGCTGCTTCTTCGGATGATAATGCCATTTACTAAAATATATATTTGTTATAAATATGAAAAAATATAACTTTTATTTGTATTTTACTTTAGAATTAGATGTGGATTTAGGACCTGGGGTAATACTTTTCCAAGCATTTTTATCAACATTACCTGAGGAATCTATTAATGTAGATTTATTTCCACTTTTAGAAGAAACTTTTTCATATTCTTCAGCTTCTTTTTTATAATAATCATTAATTTTATTAAAAGTAAATTGGCGGAGCCAACGGGGCATGTTATAAACAGTTTCCCAGTCGTATCCGCCTTTACCATGAAATACTATTTCATGAATTTGAATAAATAAATTAGCGCGAAATTGGGGCGCGATCTCAGAAGTCAGGCCAAAAAAACTTAATTCCGATAGGAATGTCGACTCTATCGGTATTTCCGTCGGGAAAAAAAGTTAAGTCTACATCAGGTTGTGTATCTTTTATGTGTTTTCTTAACTCACGTGAATCTCGAGCTAAGAGATGATTATCAACAAACTCTCGTATTATTTTAGGATCTCGTTCTCCACCAACTGAAGTAATCATATATTTTAATCTAGTTGAAAGATCAGCAGATGAATTTTTATTGATTTTTTTAAGACCGTCTAATTCAGCTTGTATTTTTTGCTCATCATTATGAGTTAAAATTTTATATGTAATTTTTTTTCCTGTTGATGGTAAAGTATAATCAAATTCATTAACACCTTTATTTGAATGTTCAAAAGGTCTATTATCAATCTGAGTTAAATCAATATTGTATTCATTTCCTTTATAACTAAAAGCATAGTCTTTACCATAACCTAAAACACGAGCAGCTACCATAATAGCATTTTTATCTCCAGTTATTAGATCATTATAGTTAATTTTTGATACAATTAAAGATTGTAATAATTTATCTAAAACAATACCTTTTTCAATATAAGACTGATTAGTAAGAATATCTTCTTCTTTTGCGGTCATATATTTCATTATGATTTTACCACTTGATAAAGGATTGTCTTCAGGGTACACTAAACCTTTTGAGGGTAACTCGATTTCTTCTGTTGGGAAGTTGAATGTTTGATCCATAGCTTTTATTTAATAACTTTATATTCGGATATAAATATACAAAAAATAAAGAAGCTCACTATTTCTAGTGAGCTTTCTTTTAATCCTATTTTTAAATTTTCAAAAATTGAGAATGCAATAATCCATTCCTAAGTTAACTGTTAATTCTTGTGCTGCAGCATCCTCATCCCAACTATAATCACCAAAATTAGCTGATTTAATAAATGCTCCTTTAATAATCCATTCTGAGATGATATCTCCAA